CATCCTCAAAGACGCGCCAGACATGCTCCGGCGACCCGCGACCCGGCTGCCCTGCGGACTTGTTGAAACGGATGAGGTAGTGGCTCATTCCGGCGGCGGATTGGGCAGCTTGAAATTATCCGGGAAAGACGATGATGCGTGGACGCGGCGAAGCTCCCGCCGGTAGGCGATCCACTCTGCACGTTTTCCTGCCGTGATTGGCTCATCAGGCAACACACGGTAGTCACACTCACGCAGCCGATCCCACGCCTCTTGGCGGATCAGGTCTTCGCGGCTGGCAGGTTCTGGCGGCGGTGGCTCATTGCCAACGTAGAACCAGCCCGTATCGGCGTGCTCAGGGCCGATCCACGCGAGGTCGCCTAGCTTGTCCTCAAAGTTAGCAAGACCGAATACCGGCCCCCAGTTCTCAGGAAGCGTCTGCGGCTCGCTTAGACTTTCGTTGCTGCTTAGGCGCTTCAACTGCCACAGTTTCGCCACCGCTGTCCTCCCTCGTGGGTATACCGGGCTGCTGCTCCGGGTGGGGTAAATTAGCGCCGACAAGCATATGCGGTGCCATGTCATTGACGTGCGGTGGATGACCTACGCCGGGTAGTGGCTGGACGCCACGATAGTGAGCGAGTTCAGCCTCCGTGTACTTCCAATCGCGCCACGCAGCAAAGTCGCGGCGAGGGGTCAACTGAAGATGGCAGCCGACGTTAGCGGCAAGCTGGTGGATAAGCTCGATAACCTCCACTGGTTGCATAATAGCAAACGTGAAAGAGCCATCACCCCGACGCATGGTAAGTTCCGTCGTACCGCCAAATGCCGTGCCCACAGTAACGCTGCGGGCGCGCGTCTGCGCCTCCTCAAAGTGCTGCTGACGTAACTTAGTCTTATTCATTGTGGGTTCCATGAGATGTTGACTTGACCACCAGAGGCAACGGTAACAGGGTAGCCCGTCCCGCCGACCACTGGCACAGCGTTAAAAGTGGTCGGGTTTGCCGTGCTGCCGGGGCTACCGGGGCTGCCGGGATTGCCAACGCCACCGCGACCGCCGCCTTGCCCGCCAGCTGCGCCTGCTTGGTTCCCACACATTGTACCGCCGCCTCCCCCGCCACCGCCAGCACGCGGTTGATTGGCTGGACAACCAGAACTTCCGGCAACCGCTGAGTTAGATGTAGAACCATTGCCGCCGGGGCCTCCACCGGGACTCCCTCCGTTCGCTCGGCTGTTGCCATTGGTGGAATTTCCGCTGTTGCAAACTCCCGCACCACCGCCGCCGCCGCCACCAAAATTACCTGAACAGGCTCCATTCCCCCCACTACCGGCACCAACTTGACCGCCGCAATTCCTCGTATTTCCCGGGGTAGGACTACCTTGGCACGGACCCCCTAAATACGAAGTGCCCGGTCCAGCGGTGGGGGCCGTATTTCCTCTATTGCCGCCGGTGCCGCCGCCGCCGCCACTGCCGCCGCTGCCGCCGGGGAAATTATAACTTAACGCAGACGATGCCGTTCCTGTGGAGCCGGCGTTTCCTGTTGACCCGGGGTTGCCATTGTTGCCGGCGCCTCCTCCACCACCACCTAGACCCCCGGCGGACGTCCCAGTAAACGAGATAGTATTGGCATAAAAACAAAAACAATTACACCAAAGAAGTTTTTGACCAGCTCCACCGGCAGCTCCCGGCCCACCGTTCCCAGAGTTACCCGGATTACCCGTTCCACCTGAATTGCCCGCGCCCCCACGTCCGACCGCAGTCACAGACGAAATACCCGGAGGTGCAGTCCAAGTTCCAGACGCATTAAACGTCTGACTACCGCCGGGTGTCAGTGACACGCCGCCAAATAGTGTTACTTTCGTTGTACCAGTCGGCATAGCAACCTCACTCGTAGTAGAACCAGCCCGTCACGATATACTTGCTCTGGTTGCCCAGAACCGTGTTGCCTCGATGGGCGTGCGTAAACGCTGCCGGCCATAGTAGCATAGTGTTGGCCTGCGGGACAATCCGACAGCGCTGGTACAGAAACTCTGTTTCGCCACCCTCACCGTCGCCAAGGCCGTTAAGGTAGAGCATATACACCAACACGCGGTCGGCGTGGTCGCCATTGCCTTGCTCGCCATGCCAGACGTGATAGCCACCGCCGGGATCGGTGCGCTGCATCTTCATGTGCGTGCCGTGGATACGCCCCTGCTTTAGTACAGAAAACTGAGTGGCATAATCTTCGTAGCAGTGTTGTAAACCCTTGAAGAACATATCAACAGGTGACTTGTCTTCAAATGGAGCGACGGTATGAACGCCCATATTCAAACCAAGCTGCATATCGTCTTTGGCGTGCCGCGCGGCACCCTCGCCGTTCTGGCGATTGCACCCAGCACCACTCTGCGTCAGGCGCTCAAACTCATTGATAAGATGCTGGCAATACCCGTCCGGGTACACACCGTGATACATCTTGATAAAGTCTTCTTGGCTGCTCATCGGAAAGGTGGTCCTGAAATCCACGCCACGAGAGACTGACGTGTCCCTTGCGTGACGGGTGTAACTTGGTGGAGAGTGTACGCTGGGAACGCCGCAATCAGGCCACGTTGCTTGCGCACGTTAACAGGCTCACGGCCCGTCATGACTTGAAGATTGCCGCCCTCATACTGCGCCGGGTCTGACAACTGAAGCACGAGGCTGAGCTTGCGGCTAGGCGATAGCTTGCCGCCGTAGTCCTGATGCCAGCCATACATACCATGCTCAGACTGGTTATAGTTGGTTAGCTGCAACGGCTCTCCGAAGCCCGTCAGATCAAAGCGATAGTATTCCGCGTTCAGGGAGGACGCAGCGTGCGCCAGCTTCTCAAACACCCACGCCGTCTCTGGTGTCTTGTTAAGCCATGAGACCTGCGACCGGCGAATGTTGTTTAGCGTATCTGGGTCGGGGTTGCCGCCCACCTGCGCCTGCTGATTGGCGTTCTTGGCTTGCTCTTGCAGCCAGTTTAATTCCTGCTCCGTAAACGCGTTTTCCCACCAGACGAACGGTTCAACTGGCATGGCGTAGGGTGTCAGCAGGTGCTGCATGGACGGTCTCGATGGGCTATGATGAAATGCAAGCACCGCGTCGGCATCTCGGCGCCCCCGCTGACAAGCTGATGCTGCATCCATGAGTTTGCGAAGAGGACAGTCCCCGGTTGGACGTTGTTGAAGTGAATGCTGTTCGTGGCGTTCGTCACCTCGTCGCTGGGCGCAAAGTCCAACTCGATCATCGCCTTGTTCATCCGGGTGTCGTGATACACCGGATACGCGCCGCCTTGGGGTGTGTCGACAAACATCCATCCGCAGACCTGACTGTTCTTGTGGACGTGGACATTGGTGCCGCTCTTCGCCCCGGTTTCTTGCACCCACAGCCCTGCGAGGTAAAAGTCGTAACGCTCGACCGCGTAGCCTTGCTCGCGGAGCAGTTCGACCCCGGATAGCAGGAGATAGTCTGCGACACGCCGAAACGCGGGATCGCGCCCGACATCGCCGGTCTGGCACATTGGATGATTGGGTTGGCGGACGCTATCCAGATGCTGAAGGCAGGCGGGCCCTACTTCTTCAACAAGGTCGGGCCGCTCATCCCGGTAAACGATAGCCGGAAAGTAAGCGAAACCCTGCATTACGCACCCAATTGGGCAGCGAGCTCATTAGCAAACGCGACAATGGCGGCGGCGGTGACCCCTGCCTCATCAACGGGCTTATTGCGGGCGTTCTCGACAAGGGTTTCCTTCGCCATGCGAAGCAGTTCCAGCTTGGCGCGGCGGCTTTCCATATCCTTTTCGTGATCGCGGCGAGCGGCTTCAGTTGCCTGCTGCGCGTCAATTTGTGCCTGCATATCAAAGGTCGTTGCCATAGGTGCTCCCCTATTAAGCCAGCAAGTTCTTCATGGAGATGTTGCCGTAATACGTCGTGCCATTATCTGGGGTAAAGAACACCCAGATGTCAACCGCATTTGCAGTAGTCGTGCGCGACAGCGTGGACGCTCCGCCGGGGAAGCGGAAGTTACCCCCGGCCCAAGCCACGGTGCGCCCAGCCGTTGCATCGTTCGTCAGGACAAGCGTGAACGACGAGCCACGGCTGGAATTGGCGTTTGAGTTTGCCAGTGTAAAGGTACAGTTTCCTGTGAGTGTGGCGGTAAAAACGTTACCCTGATTAAGATTGATTGTGATGGCCGTACTGGTGTTACCCAGCGCAACGACTTCGTCTGAGTAAACTGCTTCAAGATACCCGGCGCTGGTGAGACGGGCAACTTCCGCTCCGTTGGTGCTGAACGCGAGGGTGTCGGCAGCCGGCGACCACAGACCGGTATTGAGGTCGCCTGTGAACGTGTAGGACGGCGTGCCAACCGCGCCGAGGGCGTTTGCCACGCTGGTGGCGCTGGCAGCGCCGAGGGTTGGCGTAACAAGAGTAGGTGACGTAGCGCGAACAACGTCGCCCGTTCCGGTCACGGCGGCAAAAGATATTGTTCCAGAACCGTTCGTCGTCAGCAATTGACCGCTGGTGCCGTCCGCAGTTGGATAGACCAAGCCAGCCGGGTTGTTCATGATCCGCGTGACGGTGCCGCTCGCGTTCTCCGCAAACAGCGCCACGTCAGCCGTGTTGATCGCCAATTCGCCCGCCGCGAGGTTGGCGGCAAGCGGCACCGCGCTCGCAGTGGACGTGCGATACAGTTGGATCGGCGTGAAACCAGTAGCCGCCATTAGAAGGTTCCTCCGTCAATACCACCGAACGCAGGCGCTGATGCCCCGTTAGATACCAGAACTTGACCGGCAGTGCCAGCACTCGTGAAATTGTAAGCCGTACCCGTGCCGAAGGCAACGCCCCCGGCAGTCGGGGCAGCAGTGCCGTTCGTGCCGCCATTGGCAATGGCCAGCGTGCCGGCCATCGTGATCGTGCCCGCAGCCGTCACCGGGCCGCCGCTGAACGTCAAGCCCGTCGTCCCGCCGCTGACATCCACCGACGTGACCGTGCCGCCGCCCGAGGCTGATATGGTAAAGCTGGGGTATGTGCCGCTAATTGAAATACCGCTGCCCGGGGTCAGCACAACGGTCTGATCGGGTGCGCTGTTCGTCACCGTCACGGTGCCGTCGCCGCCTGTCACGCTGATGCCGGTGCCTGCCGTCAGCGACGCCTTGGCCAGCGTGCCGTCCGTCTTGCCGATCAGCAACTGGCCGTTGGTGTAGCTCGTCTGCCCCGTGCCGCCCGAGGCGGTCGGCAGCGTGCCCGTCGTCAGGGCCGAGGTCGATGTCGCGTAGACCGCGCCGTTCGTCGTGAAGCTCGTCAGGCCCGTGCCGCCCAGCGTCGTGGCGACAGGCGATGTGAGGCTGAAGACGGTGCCGGTCAGCGTCAGGCCCGTGCCTGCGCTGTAGACCTGCGCCGAGCTAATCTGCACGAAGTTGATCGCCGTCGTGCCGAACGTGATCACGCCCTGCGTGCTGACCTCGTAGGTCTCGCCCTTGCCGGTGTCGCCGCTCGTGATAAAGAACGCGTCGCCCTCGCCCAGACCGTTGGGGTCTTTCAGCGCGTAGGTGTCGGCGTCTGCTGTGCGCGTCAGCACCCAGTTCGTGCCGCCCGGATCGGGCGTGCCGACCGTCGTCACCTCGTAGATGCCGTTCTCAAAGGCGTTGGTCTGGTTGTAGATCAGGATGCGGTCGCCGACTATCGCGGTCGGGCCGTCTGGCGCAAAGGCCGCCTTGGTGCCGTTGTTGGTCAGCGTTGCGCCCACGCCCACGCCGGGGCCGCCCGGCTGGTTGTA